CATGGACCCCCGCGCCCGCGCAGCGGCCCGTGCCGCAGAACTAAAACAGCATCTGGGTGATCTGGATGAGGGGACGGACGAGTTTTATGTCCCCGCCAGTCTGGTGCCGGATGGTTGGACCTACGAGTGGAAGCGCCACAAGGTGTGGAACGAAGAGGATCCCGCCTACATCACGCAGCTCGCCCGCGAAGGCTGGGAGGCAGTGCCGCTCGACCGCGACAGGGATCACATGGCGATGATGCCGAAGGGCTGGGCCGGCAACACTATCGAGCGCAAGGGCATGGTGCTGATGGAGCGTCCGACGGAGATTTCCGAAGAGATCAGGTCCATTGAATTGCGCCGAGCACGCCAGCAGGTGCGGGTCAAAGAGGCCCAGCTCGCAGGGACGCCGGAAGGCACGCTGTCGCGAGATGATCCGCGTGTTGCTCCAAAAATCAAAAAGAGCTTTGACATGCCAATTCCAGAAGACCTGTAAGTCTTTGGAATTACAACAAAAAGGGCCGCAAATACGCGGCCCTTTACTTTTGCGTTATTAACCAATATCTTGTTAACAAGGTCTATGCCCCGCTCTCCCCCGGTGTGGAGAGTTAATCTTGAAAATAGCCGCTAGTCGCCCCGGTGCGCGATGATCGAGGCAATCCTTCAATAGGAGATACCGTAATGGCGAATAGCAATACGCCCTTCGGTTTTAGCCAAGCCAGTGGCACCGGCTCTGCTCCCACTTTCGAGCAGGTGTCGATGGTCATTGACAAGGACGACACGACCGCTGTGTTCAGCGGCGACCCCGTCGTTCCGCTGAATACCGGTTACATCGCACAGGCTTCGTCGAACTCTGTGCAGGTTGCAGGCATTTTTGTCGGCTGCCAGTACCTGTCCACCTCGCAGAAGCGTACCGTCTGGTCGAACTACTGGCCGGGTTCCGACGCCTCCGCGGACGTCACCGCTTACGTCGTAAACGATCCGAACGCCAAGTTCATCGTCCAGACCGACGCAACCGGCGCTGCCTTTGGCGACATCAACAGCAACGTTGGTTTTGCAATCGGCACTGGCACGGCGGCTAACGGCCTCTCTGGCGCTTATATCGACATGAGCACCAAAGCCACGACCAACACGCTGCCTTTCCGTATCGTTGACCTCGTCACGGCTCCTCCGGGCGCTCCGGGAACCGAGGCTGGCGCGTACAATCGTGTTGTTGTTGCCTTCAACAACGTCTCTACTAAGCAACTGCTTAGTGTCGGCTAAAAGGAGTAAGGACCAATGGCTGTAAATCTCAGTTCCATTAAAGACCTTCTCCTGCCCGGTCTCCGCGGCATTGAAGGCAAGTACGAGCAGATCCCGTCGCAGTACGACAAGATCTTCACGAAGCACGACTCGAAGATGGCTCTGGAACGCACCGCTGAAATGCGTTTCCTTGGCTACGCTCAGTTGAAGACTGAAGGCGGTCAGACGTCGTTTGATAACGGCGCTGGCGAGCGTTTCATCTACAATCAGGAGCACGTCGAGATCGGTCTGGGCTACGCGATCACTCGCAAGGCCATTGACGACAACCTGTACAAGAGCCAGTTCGCTCCGTCGAACCTCGGCCTGATGGAGTCCTTCCAGCAGACCAAGGAAATCTACGGCGCAAACGTGCTGAACACCTCCACGACGTACAATGCGTCTATCGGCGGTGACGGCAAGGCTCTGGTTGCTGCAGATCACCCGATTGATGGTGGTTCGGTGTCGAACTACACCACCAACGACCTGAACGAAGCTACGCTGCTGAACGGCATGATTGCCATTCGTACTAACTTCCGCGATCAGGCCGGTCTGAAGGTGTTCGCTCGTGGTCGTCGTCTGGTTGTCCCGCCGGCTCTTGAGCCGGTTGCAATCCGCCTTACGAAGACGGAGCTGCGTCCGGGTACTGCCGACAACGACGTCAACGCGATCATGTCGACCGCAGGTGGTCTGCCGGAAGGTTATATGGTCAACGACTATCTGACCAACGCCCGCGCATGGTTCCTGCTGACGAACATTGATGGTCTCTCCTACATGGAGCGCATCAAGTTTGAAACAGATATGCAAGTCGACTTCACTACAGACAATTTGCTAGTGAAGGGCTACGAGCGTTACTCGTTTGGCTACTACAACTGGCGTGCCATCTACGGCGCGATCCCGACCTAATCGGTCAACGGGGCGGGGCTTCGGTCCCGCCTCTTTATTCTAGGTGTCATAGATCACGCAGACCGGCCTAGCGGACGCTGCACAGACTGTGTGATCGTATCGTGCAGGAGGTTCCTATGGGAACGACTACTTTCACTGGCCCTATTAAGGCTGGTGACATCCTCAATACTTCTGGGTCCACTGTTGGCACCGACATCGCCAACGTCGGCTATGTCGTCATGGCGCAGACTGCCCCGGTTTCGCAGGCCAGCTCTACCACCACCATCGTAATCCCAGCAGGAAGCCAGATCCTTTCGATTGATCTGAATGTCTTCACTGCGTGGAACGGCGTTGCCAGCACTTTCGGCGTTGGCACAACGGCTTCCGCTACGAAGTTTACTGCTGCTGATGCTGTTGATGGTGGAACCATCGGCATTGTCGCTGCTGCTCCCGGAACCGATCTTACTAGGGTTGGTAACTGGGCGGATGTTGGCGACACTGATGTAAAGGTCACCATCACTTCGACCAACACTGGCGACGGTGTTGGCTGGCTGACTGTTCAGTATATTCAGGCTATCGGCAACATCTAATCGGACCAATAGGAGGTTCCCATGAAAGGTAAGCGTATTTCCCCCGAGCGTTCCAAGGTCGGCAAGAAGGTCGTCATGGACACTGCTATGAGCACCAAAGACGGCTTCAAGAAGGGCGGCAAGGTCGGCATGAAGGCTGAAGGCGTAATGTCTGCAGCGCACGCTGGTCGCAAGCCCCGCAAGTCTGGCGGCGGTGTTTTCTCTTCTGCTCACGGCGGTTCTCCGCGTGGCAGCGCAAGTCATTACTGATCTCGCTCCCCTCCCACTGGTCAGTAATGTAACGGGGGGTCTTTGTGCCCCCCGTCTTTTCTTTGGAGAGTAATATGCCCGGTGCGTGGACTAGGAAAGAAGGCAAGAACCCCGAAGGTGGGTTGAACGAAAAGGGCCGCGCCTCGTTGAAGGCGCAAGGTCACGACATTAAGCGTCCACAGCCGGAAGGCGGCTCGCGCAAGGACAGCTTCTGTGCTAGAATGACTGGCATGAAGCGAAAGCTGACTGGTTCTGCAAAGGCTGCGGACCCGAACAGCCGTATCAACAAGTCGCTCAGGAAGTGGGACTGCTGACATGGCCGACAAACCTTTTTGGGAAAAAGACGCCCCGAAGGACGCCAAGGAAAAGAACTTGAGCCGTAAGCAGGTTCAGTCTGCCAAGGCTAAAGCCCGCGCCGCTGGCAGGCCATATCCCAATCTTGTAGACAATGTTGCTGCCGCCAGAACCGGCGCTAAGAGGTAGATGAGATGCAGTACAGGACAATCAGCCTAACCGACGCAGGCCGCAGCGCCATTATCGTAGTGGACGACTTTCAGCCCGCCTTCAACATTGGCCTCGCCGCAAAAATAACGGCTGGAACTCCGACATTCAGCATTCAGTATTCTCTGGATGATCCAGATGCTGAAGGATACAGCGCCGCATCGGCAACTTGGTTCAGCGTCACAGGTCTTTCGGGCGTCTCGACCAATTCGTCTGCTGGTTTTACTATTCCTTGCCGTGCTATATCTATTTACATGGCTCCAGCACAGACAGGTACAGTTGAACTGAATGTTGTGCAGGCTGGCCCAATCTAGGGGTTTACCTGATGGCTACAAGCGGCACCTACACTTTCAACCCATCACTGGGTGAATTGACGCTGTATGCGTTTAACCTTTGCGGGCTGCGTAACACGTCAATTCTGCAGGAGCATATGGAAAGTGCCCGCATGGGCACAAACCTGATGCTCGCTCGCTGGGCCAATCAGGGCGTAAACCTGTGGGCTGTGGATCTTGTATCGACGCCTCTGGTGACTGATCAGTCGGTCTATAACGTAGACGCAAACACTGTCATGATCTTGGACGCATACGTCCGGAACGACGACAGCGGGGCAAATATCGACCGCATCATCATGCCGGTGAGCCGCACAGAATACGCCAGCTACCCGAACAAGGAGCAGCAGGGATACCCGACGGTTTACTGGTTTGACCGCCTTGTCTCTCCGACGATCACGCTGTGGCCCGTCCCAAACACTGACAACGGCCCACAGACGCTGGAATATTACCGCGTGCGACAGCTTCAGGACGCCAACATGACCGGCGGACAGCAGGTGGAAATACCATACCTGTGGCTTGAAGCGTTCGCGTATGGCCTCGCCTCGCGCCTTGCGCAGCAATGGGCTCCGCAGATGTTTCCGGGCCTGAAGGCTATGGCTGATGAGAGTTACGACATTGCGGCACTTCAGAACGTTGAGCAGGCGCAGCAGTACATCTCTCCGTTGATTTCCGGATATTACAGATAGGAGGGGTGAATGGGATACGCCTCCAAATCCGGCAGAGCTAGAACATCCGCAACAAATCCGCAGGCGCATGCAATATGTGACCGCTGCGCCTTTCGCTATAATCACGTCGATCTTCGCTGGCAGTTTGATTGGCGAGGGGCGACGATCCAGAATACACGACTTCTTGTCTGTAATAGCTGTTATGACGAGCCGCAGCCGCAGTTGCGGGCGATTGTTGTGCCGCCGGATCCTGTGCCGATCCTCAATCCGCGTGTTGAGCCCTACGCATGGGACAGCATAGATCGGCGTCAGGTTTCCGGGTATAATACGCAGGACACTCAGACAGGCATACCTGTGCCGCAGGGTGACACTCGCGTAACGACAATCGACACGGATGTAGCCGATAAGACCCGCGTCACACAGCAGACTGGCGAAGCGCCGGGTGGAACAAATCAGCAGCCGGGTACGGATGCCAATGCCCCCGGCAACGACGATCCGGGCTTGCCGTATGGGTTTAATGAAGTTCCGAAGACGGGGCCGCTGTAATGCCTAGATACGCTAGTAATGTCCAGATACCCAATCTGCCTGTTGGCATTAGCTTGAACGGCGAAGAGCAGCTTGAGGCTGTTCAGGCTGGAACTTCGGTGCGGATAACTTCGCAGCAGATTGCCAACTTGGCGGCCACAATCAGCTCCGCGCCGACGGTAACAACCGCGCAGAAAGATGCGCTGTCTGTGAGCCGCGGCGCTCTTGTGTTTGATACAACTCTCGGCAAACTGTGCGTCTACAACGGCAGTGCGTGGGAAACGATAACTTCGGTGTAATAGATGGCCAACGTACAGATACCCAATCTACCCGCGGCAATATCTTTGTCGGGATCCGAGCAGCTTGAAGCTGTTCAGAGCGGAACATCTGTACGAGTAACAACCTCGCAGATTGCGGGATTGGCTCCGGGGCCGGTAGGCCCTACTGGACCTATTGGCCCCACCGGACCGACCGGTGTGACCGGACCAACGGGCCATATCGG